GTGGACGCGGCAGTAGAGTTCGCCGTCGCCTCCGCCCTGTCCACCTTCACCGCGGTCGCCATGATGTACGCGGCGTACCACTGGCCCGTGGGTCACAACAAGGCCGACGACGAGGCCAAGATCGAGAAGGCCAGGCACTCGATCGAGAACGTCGAGGTCCGTCGTCGCAAGGAGTACGACCGCGACGAGCGGCTCAGCGACAAGGCCGAGGTCCGCCGCCGGCACGACTACGACGACCCGGACGAGGACTGATGGCCAGGTTCAGGCTCCCCCGAGCGCCTCAGACCGACGAGGAGCTCTACTGGGCCGTCCAGGCGCTGTGGGGCGTGGTGATCCCCCGTACGCCGGTCTGCCCGGACCATGTGACCCCCTTCCAGGTCTTCGCGGACGCCTTCTTCAACCGGGACGGCTCGATCGCCTTCTGGCACGGCTCCCGAGGCCTGAGCGGCAAGTCCTTCACGCTGGCCACCCTGGGGCTGACCAAGGCGGTGTTCCGGGGCGCGAACTGCAACATCCTGGGCGGCTCGATGGCCCAGTCGACCAACGTCCACGAGGCCATGCGCTCGGCCCTGGACTTCGAGGACGCCCCGCGCGAGATGATCGTGCACGAGGGCCTGCAGGAGATCCGGCTCACGAACAAGGCCAAGATCCGCCCGCTGACCGCGTCCCAGAAGACGGTGCGAGGGCCTCACCCGCCGTTCCTGCTGCTGGACGAGATCGACGAGATGGAGCTCGCGATCCTCGACGCGGCCCTGGGCCAGCCACTCCCGCAGAAGAACAACCACGGCGAGACCATCCCGCCCTACACCGTGATGTGCTCGACCTGGCAGAACCCCGAGGGCACCTTCACCGCGATCAAGCGCCGGTTCGAGGAGCGCGGGCTGCCGACCAAGGCCTGGTGCTACCGGGAGAGCGCCAACCCCGTGGACGGGTGGCTGACCCAGGAGACGATCGACGCCAAGAAGCTCGAGATCCCCGCCGAGATGTGGCGCGTGGAGTACGAGCTCGGTGAGCCCTCGATCGGCAACCGCGCCTTCGACTCCGACGCGGTGGAGAACACCTTCAGCCTGCCGGCCGCGGCGCCGATCTTCTCCGAGGTGCTCAAGGACTACGAGACCTACACCTTCGCCAAGCCGGTCGCGCGCGGCTCCTACGTGGTCAGCGCGGACTGGGCCAAGGATCATGACTACACGGTCATCGCGGTCACCCGCGTCGACGTCGCCCCGATCGAGCTCGTGCACTGGGTGCGGGTCAACCGCCGGCCCTACCCCTTCATGATCGGGCTCTACAACAAGGCCATCGGGGAGTACAACCCGGTGGCGGCCATCCACGACGGCACGGGCGTGGGAAACGCGGTCAACGACTACCTCGACGTGCGGGCCCGCGGCTTCATCATGAGCGGCGCCCAGCGCTCCAACATGCTCACCGAGTACGTCAACGCCGTCGAGCGCGGCCGCTTCCGCTTCCCCAAGATCCAGACCGCCTACCTCGCGCACAAGTACGCCCAGGTGGGCGACCTCTACCAGACCGGCCAGCAGTTCCACCTCCCCGACGAGGTGTGCGCGCTGGCGCTGGGCTGGCGCGCCGCGCGGCAGTTCGGGGGCATCGTCGACATCACCCCGGGCTTCACCCCGCGCGAGGAGGAGCCCACCAAGGACGATATCCTGTTCGCCAACCCGCGCAAGGAGCTCGACGCCGTGGATGAGCCCGACCTGGTCTCCTTCCTCGCCTAGATGGACACTCACGGGAGGATGGACGCATGGACCCGCAGGACCTGAACGGCCTCGACACAGGCCTGCCGACCGACGAGATCCCCGAGTACGGGGCCTTCGACGAGGCGGGCCTGACAGGTCTGCGCCGTGCCGCTGGGTACGTCGACGAGGAGTTCCTGCCCCAGCTGCGCGGGCGCAAGTCCGTCCAGGTGTTCCGCGAGATGGCCGACAACGAGCCCGTGGTGGGCGCGCTGCTGTTCGCGATCGACCGGCTGCTGCGCAACCTGGACTGGCGCGTGGAGGCCGGCGAGGGGGCCGACGCCGAGGAGGCCGCGGACTTCCTCGAGGGCTGCATGAACGACATGAGCCACACCTGGGACGACTTCATCTCCGAGGTGCTGACCATGCTGCCCTACGGCTGGTCGTGGCACGAGATCGTCTACAAGCGCTCCCAGGGGCCCTGGCAGACCGACCCCAGCCTGCGCAGCCGGTACGACGACGGCAGGATCCGCTGGCGCAAGATCCCGATCCGCGCGCAGGAGACGCTGTTCCGCTGGGTGTTCGACGACCGCGGCGGCATCCAGGGCATGATCCAGCTCGCCCCGCCGACCTACACCAGTGTCACCATTCCCATCGAGAAGTCGCTGCTGTTCCGGGTCAACTCCATCAAGGGGAACCCGGAGGGTCGCAGCCTGCTGCGCAACGCCTACCGCCCGTGGTTCTACAAGAAGCGGATGGAGGAGATCGAGGGCATCGGCGCAGAGCGCGACCTGGCCGGTATGCCGATCGCGCGCGTCCCCATGCGGATGCTCACCGCCAAGTCCAACACCACCGACTACGCCGCGATGCAGGCCATGCGCAAGCTCGTGCGCGCGGTGCGCCGCGACGCCCAGGACGGCGTGATCTTCCCGCGGGAGATCGACCCCGAGACCAAGCAGGACCTCTACGACTTCTCCCTGATGACCTCCGGGGGCAGCCGCCAGTTCGACACCAACGGGATCATCCAGCGCTACGAGCAGCGCATCCTGATGACCGTGCTCGCGGACTTCATCCTGGTCGGGCACGAGAACGTCGGCTCCTACGCGCTGCACACCGACAAGTCCGGCCTGTTCCGCTCCGCGATCAACTCGATCGCCCAGTCCATCGCGGACACCATCAACCGCTACGCGATCCCCCGGCTGTTCGAGCTCAACGACTGGAAGCTCGACGATCTGCCCAAGATCGTGCCGGCCGACGTCGACCCGCCGGACCTGGTCCAGCTGGGGCAGTTCATGTCCTCGATGCAGCAGGCCGGCGTGCAGTGGTTCCCGGACCCGACGCTGGAGAAGTTCCTGCGTCAGGCCGCCCGGCTGCCCGAGATGGACGAGGACCAGATCGCGGTGCTCGAGATCCAGGAGCGCCAGTCCTTCATCCAGCGCCTGGCTCAGCAGCGCCTCGAGCTCATCACCATGCAGAGCCAGGCCGTGGGCGCCTCCCAGCAGATGCAGGGCGGTGCGATGGGCCTGCAGGCCCAGCAGCGCGAGCTCGACCAGGGCCCCGACGCCATGAAGCAGCAGCAGGGCGCCCAGCAGCTCGCCCAGGCCGACCAGCTGCACCAGACCAAGCTCGCCGGCGCCAAGCAGGGCCTCGAGCAGGGCAAGGCCGCGTTCGCCCAGAAGTCCAAGCACGCCGACCAGCTGCACCGCACGAAGCTCGAGCAGGCCCAGGCCCGCGCCAAGCAGATGAAGCAGACCCAGGCCAAGCCCAAGCCGGCCGCGAAGGGCGGGAAGAAGTGAAGCTCCAGCCGATCTCCAAGAGCGCGGGGTTCAACCACGAGGCCGCCGAGCGCGCCCGCGCGTGGGTGCTCGAGGACCCGGACTACGCGATGGCCGTGCTGCCCTTCGTGCTGCACGAGGGCGTCCAGAGCATGATCTTCGACAACCAGGGCGTGATCCAGAAGGCGCTGGACATCGCGCTCGAGCCCCAGGTCAGCGCCATCTCCAAGGCGCTGGGCGACAACTACTGGGACAGGCGCAACGAGCGTGGCGAGTTCGCCCACGTCGAGTCGCGCCGCAAGCGCCCCATCCGCTACGGCAAGCAGGGCCGCTACCCGCACAAGACCAACCTGCCCCGGGTGGGCGGGCTCACGGCGCACCAGCAGGACCGCTACGAGCAGGCGCTCGAGCAGGTGGCCGACGAGATCGACGCCGCCATCAACAGCGGCCACGACCCCGCTGACGCCTTCTGGACGGCCATGTGGGAGGACAAGACCGGCCGGGTCAGCGCCACCCGTGGCGTGGGGCTCAGTCCCGCCAGCATCGCCAGCGGCGAGAACTTCAAGGACGACGGCCGCCTGATCGAGATCGGGATCACCTCCAAGCCCACCCTGCAGAGCGCCGCCGGGGCCGGCTACGACCTGATGACCGGCATGAGCAACGCCCACACCGCCGAGGCGATCGGCGGCGGGCTGCGTCGCGTGGGCATGGAGCTCGACGACCCCGTCCGGGTCAAGACGTACATCGACGCCGTCAACGGGCAGACCGGGCGCAAGAAGACCACGGCCCTGTTCGACCGGATGCGCGCCTCGGGCGAGCTGGCCACGGCAGTGATGGGCGACAGCGCCCCGGGCAAGCTCAAGCTCGCGGCCGCCGTGGCGACCTACGTCGGCACCCACGGCCCGGAGGCCGAGAAGGTGCTCGGGCCGCCCACCCAGCGCGCGGCCTACCGCTACCGCGGCGTCGAGAAGAAGCCCGACCCGCGTCTGCAGGGCACCATCGACGACTCCATCCGCGCTGCCACCAAGCAGCTCGAGAAGGAGGGCCTGCCCCAGAGCGTGGTCAACACCCGCGCGCGCCAGGCGGTGCTCTACGGCTGGACCAAGACCATCGCGCCCAAGCGCCCCGGGATGCCGGTCAAGACCGAGCACCGCGAGAGCGAGCTGATCCAGTACTTCCAGGGCCGGCTGCCCAGCCCCGACCTCTACCGCCTGCAGCGCAAGTCCGGCACGCTGCCGCCCAGCCAGGGCGTCATCATCGACCGGCACGGCCGGGTGGCGCACGAGGCCGTGGGCTACGGCGAGGACTGGTACCTGCCGTTCAACCTCAAGAACCTCAAGGCCCTCAAGGGCGGCGAGTACGTGCGCACCCGCGCGTACGGCGGCCTGACCACCGAGGACATCTACACCGGCCTGGTCTCGGGCGCGCGCAGCGTCACCGTGGTGTCCAACTCGGGCATCTTCACCCTCGAGTTTGACGACAACTTCCGGGGTGGACGCCGGCTCAACGACAAGGCCGCCCGGATGGTGAGCCGCTACGGCCACCTGCTGGACGCGATCGAGAACGGCCAGGTCGACATCGGCGGGCTGGACCCCTCGCTCAAGGCCGAGATCAAGGTCAAGGCTGCGCGCACCTACGACCCGGTCGCCAACCCCAACGGCTACGAGCGCGAGGTCGCGGAGCAGGAGACGCGGGCCCGGATGAACCCGCGGCTGTCCGAGAAGCAGCGCGCGGCGATCGCCACCGAGGTGACCGACGAGGCCGCCCGCGACTACGCCGCCCGGGCGGGCTACGACGTCGACAACCTGGCCGACGTGGTCGAGCACGAGTCCCAGGCCATCCGGGCCAAGTGGTCCTCCTACGTCGAGGGCCAGCCCCGCGGCCTCAAGGAGGTCACGCCGGCCATGGCCCGCGAGCGCGCGGACGCCGAGATCTCGGAGAAGTGGGGCGCGGGCGGACCGGCACGCACCCTGGGTATCGAGGCCAAGATCAAGGCTGCCGAGGAGGCCGCGCTCGAGGAGCAGATCCACCGCACCTCGACGCTCAAGCTCGACGGCGAGGGCTTCAAGTACGCGGGCGACGCGCTCAAGGAGCAGTTCCCCTACTACATCGGGGACTTCCAGGCGCGGAACCTGGG